AAGCGGTGGTGTTTTTCATGAACGACTGACTGCCCTGGGCGGTCGGTCTTTTTTTTCGGCTGGGCGGAATGCCTTGCGCGCTGGATTATCGGGAGGGGCTCCATGAGCCATGACGCGACAAACTGGGCGATCAAGCAGCGCGGGTTAAAGCCTGCGACTAAGCTGTTGCTCTGGCAGCTTGCCGATCGCCACAACAAGGACACCAAGCGGTGCGATCCCTCGCAAGAGGGCTTGGCCTACGATACTGAAATGCACCGCGCCTCGGTGAACCGCCATCTGGACGAATTGGAGGCGCGGGGTCTGATCCGTCGGATTGCCGCCATTGATCCTCGTACCAAACGGCAGCAGCGCACCTCGTACATTTTGGGTTGCGACACGGACCTCTCTGTTCCTGATTTACCCCCGGAAGCCGTGTCGCAAAATGCGACAAGGGATGAAGCCGAAGCCGTGTCGCAAATTGCGACACGGTCCGTGTCGCAAAAAACGCCAGAGCCGTGTCGCAAAAACGGGCCGAGCCGTGTCGCAAATTGCGACACTAACCTTGTAAGAGAACCAGTAATACAACCAGACGCGCCTGCGGCCGCTAGTGGCGGTGATCTTGGCTTTGATGATTTCTGGGATGCTTTTCCCAATCGGGTTGATCGCAAATTCGCAGAGGCGGCTTGGGATGTGGCCATGGACGCCGGTGCCGACGCGGCCACGGTAATCGCTGCCGCTCGGTCCTATGCCGGCTCCGATGTGGTGAAGCGTGGTTTTCCCAAGAAGCCCCAGAATTGGCTTGCTGCCGAAAACTGGCACGACGCGGGAACTGCTGCGGTTGTAAATAGCCTTCCGGAAGTTCCCACCGCTGTGGCCGATATCATCTCGGGCAATCCCGCGCGGTGCCGTTCGATCTCCGCCACCAAGGCTCGCGAGTTCATTGCTGCTGCCCTGGTGACCCAATCCCAATGCCAAGCTGTAGGTGTCCTGTGAACCCATCAATCCATTCCGACGTAAAAGCCAACGGAACTCGCTTTGGCGATGCCTATGTGACCGTGGACGAGGAGGCGGGCGACGCGGTCTTGGTTATCGATGTCGTCGGCATGCGCTTGCAGAAGCACCGTTACCACTCGCTCGAGGAAGTCGTTGCCGCCCATGCCGCCCAGCGCGGTCGGGCCGCCTTCGATCATGTGGCTCGGGATGTATGCTCCGCTCTGTCCTATGCTGGTAAGCGTTTGCGCGGCTCGATCGAAACGAAGGCCCAGCGCTAATGGAGCGCATGTCGGCTGCTGAGTTCAATCTGGCGCAAACTGCCAAGGCTGCGAATAAGCCGGCTGGGTCGAATTATCGGGCCGAGCCTGTCGTCGTCGATGGCGTCCGGTTTGACTCCAAGCATGAGGCGAAGCGCTGGGCGCAACTGCAGCTGCTTGTCCGTGCCGGCGCGATCCGTGATTTGAAGCGCCAGGTCCCGATTATGCTCCAAGGGCAGGATGGTCCTGTTCTGACGCGCAATGGCCGGCAGATGCGCCTGACGCTGGATTTCTCCTACATCGAGGTCGCCACCGGCTTGCTGGTTTACGAGGACCCTAAAGGCATGCCGACGCGGGACTATGAGGTCCGCCTTGCGATCGCTGCTGCCCAAGGTGTCACGGTGGTCGAGGTATGAACCGCACGATGTGTGAGGACCTGTCCGACTTGCCGCGCTCAGCCGCTGAAATTGCAGAGGTCATCGGCCGAGAGCTGGCGCTCGATTTCATCGCCTCGCTGCCGCAGGCCGGCTCTCGGACATGGCGGCGCGGCCTCTACGTGCCAAAGACGCTCCCTGTCGATCACTGGCTGGTGCGCAAGCTGGGCTGGAAGATGGCCCAGCGTATGAGCCGCGCCTTTGCGGGGATGATCCTGCAGCCGGCCAATTGCCGCGTGATCGAGCGGCGCTTTCACCACCAGGCAATTCCGGACCTCATTCGGGATGGGCTGCCTGTCGAAGAGGTGGCCGAGCTCACGCGGCTCTCGGCTTACCGCGTCCGCGAGATTGCCTCGCTTGCCGCTGCTCAACAAATGGAAGGGGCATGATCGTGTCCAGCTCTCAAATTCTTACCGTGTCGGCTATCGCGCTCATGTGCGGCGTGTCGGCTACCAGCCGTTTCTCTGCCAATGCCGAGGCGATGATCGCTGCGCTCGATGTGCGCGCCGTCGGTGCCGGCCTTAACGATCCGGCCGTCCTGGCGCAGTATCTCGCCCAGGTGGCGCATGAGAGCGGGCGCTTCATGTGGGACGAGGAGGTCTGGGGGCCAACGGCCGCGCAGGCGCGCTATGATGTCCGTACAGACCTTGGCAACTCTGCCGCGCGCGATGGCGATGGCGAGCTGTTCAAAGGCCGCACTGCGATGATGGTGACGGGCGGTGATAACTATCGCCGCTTCCGCGATTGGTGCCGCAAGCTGTTCACCGACGTGCCTGACTTTGAAGCGGAGCCGCATCGTATCCTAGAGGATCCGTGGGAGGGGCTTGCTCCTATCTGGTTCTGGGAGACAAACGGCCTTAATCGCTACGCGCGGCGCGGCGATATCGAAATGGTCACTAAGACGATCAACGGCGGGCTGAATGGCTACGCGGATCGCCTGGCGCTCTATCCGCGCTGCGCTATGGTTCTGCTTGGAATGGAGCCTAACGCGGTTCGCGCCTTCCAGATGAAACATGGCGGTCTCTATGTCGATGGCGTTGCTGGTCCTAAGACGCGCGAAGCGATGCATGAGGCGCTTTCGAAGCTGCCGCACTGGTTTCCCTCGGAGACAGGCTTGGTGGTGGCTGGCGACGATCCTACGCCGGCGCAGACGTCTATGAGCGCGCCAGAGGCATTGGCAGCCATCCGTAGTGTCTTGTCGTCCTACGACCAATCTCCCCTGGCTTAAGGAGCCCTATCGTGAACGGTTTTAAATCTCCCTTTCAATCTCTCGGCCTTGCCGCTGCAGCTGCTACAGCAATGGTCGGCGTTAGTCAGATGCTTGGCTATGCCGTCGAGCCGGCTGCTGCAAAGGACCTGTCGGACGCTTTGTTCGGCGGTGTGACCATCGTCACCGGCATTGCAGCTGCTGTCGGCCGCATCCGTGCGTCTAAGCGGATCAAGCTCTAACGCCTTCGGGCTGCCCACCCTTGGCCGTCAGGCTGGGGCTGTGCCGCGCCGAGCTCCTCCCTCGGCGCAGCGCTTCACCGGCATGCGCTGCCGCGTCCCTCCTCCCTCGCAGCAGCGCATGCCACTTTTCACGGGTCCTTCCCTGGGGGGGACCCCATGCGGGTGTGTTATGTCGCAAAAAACTACTTTTGAGTGGGCAAAAAACTCCATTTCGTTTCGTTTTGGATTTTTGGTGTCTTGGTGCTGGCGTCATAGCCTGCGGCCTTTTGCCTGGCGTTTTCAGTTCGATCGGGGCGCTTATCGCTACTTTCAAAACGAAATGACCGGCGATCGCAAAGCGAAATGGACCGGTGGTGGCTATTCGCCGTTAGCGTCCGATTGGCTTCGTTGTGCTCCGAGCGGCTCCGCCTGGTTCATTGCGCCTTTTGTCGGTCGCGTTGATCTGGTCGCCGGAGGCGTCGATGTCTGATCTCATCCTGCCGTCCAATATCGAGCTCATCGCTCCGTCCGATCTGGTCGCCTTCGCTCGCAATTCGCGGACCCATTCGGACGAGCAGGTTCTGCAAATCGTCGCCTCGATCCAGGAGTTCGGTTTTACCAATCCGATCCTGATCTCTGGCGAGGGCGAAATCATCGCCGGCCACGGTCGCGTCCTGGCTGCCGAGCGTCTGGGCATGGCCGAGGTTCCGTGCCTGCGCTTGTCGCATCTGTCGGACGAGCAGCGCCGCGCTTATGTGATCGCGGACAACAAACTTGCCGAAAACGCCGGCTGGGACAAAGAGCTGCTGGCGCTTGAGCTGGGCGAGCTGCGCGACCTGGGCTTTGGCATCGATGTGATCGGCTTCTCGAAAGACGAGCTTGAGCTGCTGTTCCTGGACGGCGACGATATCGACGGCGAAGGCAACACCGACGACGACGCGGTTCCCGATGCCGGCGACGGCTATGTCTCGTCCGAGGGCGATGTCTGGGTTCTTGGCGATCATCTGGTGATGTGCGGGGATTCCACCGTGGAGAGCGACTTCTCCGAGCTGATGGGTTCCGAGCTGGCTGACCTCTGCTGGACCGATCCGCCCTATAATGTGAATTACGAGGGCTCTGCCGGTAAAATCAAAAACGACCACATGGAAGGCGGGGCGTTTCGCCAGTTCCTACTCGACTGCTTTGGGCTGGTCGCGTCCTACCTTAATGCCGGCGCGAGCTGCTATGTGGCGCATGCCGATACCGAGGGCCGGTCGTTCCGTGGGGCGTTCCAGGACAGCGGTTTCAAAACCTCCGGCTGCCTGGTCTGGATCAAGCCTTCGCTTGTCCTGGGCCGGTCCGATTATCAGTGGCAGCACGAGCCGATCCTCTACGGATGGAAGGAGGGCGCGGCGCACCGCTGGTTCGGCGGTCGGAAGCAGACCACCGTTCTGAATGCCGAAGCGGCTCCCTTCGTGGTGACGGCCGACGGCGCTGTCGAAATCGACACCGGAGAAACAACGCTGCGCATCTCTGGGTCCGATTTGAAGGTGGAGGAGCTGGTCGGCTCCGTCATTCGGCACGAAAAGCCGCGCAAGAACGGCGAGCATCCGACGATGAAGCCGGTCGGTCTCATTCTGCGCATGCTCAAGAACAGCTCGCAGCGGGGCGACATCGTGCTCGATCCGTTTGGCGGTTCCGGTTCGACTTTGATCGCTGCGCAAAAGAGCGGCCGGCGCGCGCGCCTAATGGAGCTGGATCCGCGTTTCGTCGACGTGATCGTGCGGCGTTGGCAGGAGTGGTCTGGTCTTAAGGCCCATCTGCGCAGCACTGGCGAAAGCTACGACGTGTTGGCGGCGAGCCGAGGCGAGCGGAAGGCGGCGGCGGATGGCTAGGGGATCGTCGCTTCGGACGGCATCACGCACCGCGCGCCTGGTCGCGCATCGCACCGGCGCGGCTGCGGAGGTCATCGGTGATCTGTCGCCTGGCGTATCGGTCTCTGGTCTGACGGCCGGCCAGTTCTCTGCGATCGACGTGATGGAGCACATGGTCAACTGCCTTGGGCCGGCCGACGTGTCGATCTCGGCTTGGACTACTGGCCTCTACGACGTGAAGCGCGCGGCGGAAATGCGCGCCAACGAGCAGCTGCGCGGCCTTCGGTTCATCCTCGACCGCGGCACTTTTGAGAAGTCTCCGAAGTTCGCCGGTCCGTTGATCCAGGCATGTGGCGTGGAGGCGTTCCGGTGCGTGTCTGTGCATGCCAAAATCATCATTGTGGAAGGCGCGCGCGGCCGTGCCGTCATGCGCTCATCGATGAACCTGAATAAAAACCTGCGCACCGAGCAGTTCGACATCGATGTGTCGGACGCGTTCACTGATTTTTATCAGGGTTGGTTCGATGCGCTCTGGGACGAGGCCGGTCGCTCTACCGATAATGTCGAAATCATTAAGGCGGTCTTTGATCGCTATCTCGAGGAGACGCCTCTCGAAGAGGGGGGGCCATCGGTCGCGGCTGCTGCTTCAGAGCCGGCTGACGATCTAGCCGGTTTGGACCTCGGGGCGTTTACTGGCTGATGGCAGGCGCCGGCAATCCCACCTATTCCGTCGGCACGATCGCAAAGCTGCTTATGCTCACGGATCGTCGGGTGCAGCAGCTGTCGAAAGAGGGGGTAATCCCGAAGGCTGACCGAGGCCGTTATGAGCTCGCGCCGGCCGTGCAGGGCTATATCCGGTATTTGCAGTCGCTCGATGTCGGTCCTGGCGAGGGCGAAGAAGGCGCAATCAATTATCAGAGTGAAAAGGCGCGGCGCATGCGCGCGGATGCCGATCTCAAGGAGATGGCGGTGCTGCAGCTGCGCGGCTCACTGATCAATGCCGAGGAGGCGGCGGCGGTCACTGCGCTGCTGATGTCGGAGCTGAAGACAAAACTTCTTAACAACGCGCCGGTGCGGATCGCGGCCGCTGGCAAATCCACCAAGACCGAGGCGGCTCTTAAGAAGATCATCAAAGCCGAGCTGTCGGAAATCATGGCCGGCATTTCGAAGACCGACCTTGTCGCCTTGATGGGGGAGCCTGCGTCCGATGGAGTATAGTCCAGCCGCGCACCGCATGATGGCCTCCGCCTTGGCGGCGCTGCAGCCGCCTCCGGATTTGAAGCCTTCGGTCTGGGCAGAGCGGTCGGTCTACATTCCGGTCGGCAACGCGATCCCTGGTTTGATCCGGTTCGACAACGCGCCTTATCAGCGCGAGCCGCTCGACATGACGGTCGATCCGACGTGCAGCCGGATTTCTCTCAAATGGGCCGCCCAGGTGGGCAAGACGCAAGTCGCGCTTTGCGCTCAGTCCTACCGGATTGCGATGGACCCAACCTCGCAGCTGATGATGCAGCCGTCGGAGGGCGATCTGCAAACCTGGCTACAGACGAAGTTTAATCCTCTGGTCGAGGCCAATCCCGAGCTCGAGAGCCGGATCGCGACCGCGCGGGGTCGTAAGGGCGTAAACAACACGCGGATGAAATCATACCCAGGCGGGTTCATCATGTTCGCCTGGTCTGGCTCGCCTAAGACGCAGCGCGGCAAGTCGGCACCTTTCGTCGTCGCGGATGAAACGGACGGCTACGATCGGACGGCCGAGGGCCATCCTGTCTCGCTGCTCTGGCAGCGGGCCGCGACCTTTGGGGATATGCGCAAGCTGCTGGAAATCTCGACGCCAACGGTGCGCGGTCTGTCCTGGATCGATGATGCCTACGAGCAGGGCGACCAGCGGCAGTTTCACGTCGGCTGCCCGCATTGCGGCGAGCCGCAAGTGATCATGTGGTCAAACGTCAAATGGGAAAAGGACGCGGACGGGGCGCATCAGCCGATGTCGGCCTACTATGAGTGTTCGGCGCATGGCTGCGTCTGGTCTGATTCCGATCGGGTCGCGGCCGTCCGCGATGCTGAAAAGCTCGGGCATGGCTGGAAGGCCCAGAAGCCTTTCCTTGGCCATGCCAGCTACCATTTGTCGGAGCTCTATTCGTGCTTTCGTCGCCTGGGCGACATCGTGCAATCCTTCCTGGAAAAGAAAGCCAGCGACGATCTGCAGACCTTCGTCAACGTGTCCCTGGCTGAATGCTGGGAAGAGGAGGCGGAGCGGGTCGCGGCCGACGATCTGATGGCACGGGCAGAAAGCTGGGGTGATAAAATCCCAGCGGGTGTCGCTTGCCTGACGGCCGGCATCGATATGCAGGAGGATCGCCTCGAGCTCGAGCTGGTCGGCTGGGGGCTGGGCGAGGAATCCTGGTCGATCGACTATCAGGTGTTCTGGGGCGATCCTATGAAGGACGACGTCTGGGAGCTGGTCTTCGATTTCCTGGCGCAAACTTATGAGACGCAAAGCGGGGCGACGCTGAAGGTCTCGGCTGCCGGCTTCGATACGGGTGGCTCGGGTGGTTTGACCCAGGCGGCTTATGAGCAACTGCGCGGAAAGCAGCGCCGTGGTTTTTATGCGCTCAAGGGCGGCGGCACTTGGAACAAGCCGGTAGTGTCTGCTCCGACCAAGTCCCGCAGCGGCCGTCGATCGCGGCCGGTCATGCTGTTTTCGGTGGGTGTGAACGACGCGAAGCTGACCATTCTGCGCCGCGCCAATATGTCGGCCGTCGGTCCTGGCTACTGCCACTTTCCGATCGAGCGGGATCCGGAGTTCTTTCTTCAGCTGACGGCCGAGCAGCTGGTGACCAAAATGCGGCGCGGCTTTCCTGTCCGTGCCTGGCATAAAACGCGGGAGCGCAACGAGGCGCTCGATTGCCGCGTCTATGCCTATGCGGCTCTTAAGATCGCCAACCCGAACCTGCCGCAGCGATTGTCTCGTTTGGCTCCTCACGAGCCGGCTGCGGAAGAGCCGGCCGAGGAGGAGGCGGGGAACGCGCCAGAGGAACGGAAGCGCTCGGCTCGCAATGCTGCGCGGCAGAGACGCCGGCGACGGTCGTCTGGTCTTTGATCGCGCGAGGTTTCGATTTGCAGCACTTCCCGTCCTCGATCGCAGCGGGTTTGACCTTCGCTGTCGATTTGGATTTGGACGATCATCCCGCTCCGGAGTGGGCGGTGATCGTGATCCTGGCTGGTCCTGAAAAGATCGAGCTGACGTCGGTTCCTTATGGCGATCTGCACCGGCTGTCTGTTCCGGCGACGCAAACCACCAGCTGGCCGGGCGGTCTCTATGCGGCGTCTGTTCGTGCGGTGTCGGGCGCGGATGTCGTCGAGGTGGATGCGGGGCAAGTCAAAATCACAGCCGACCTGGCCACGGTTGATGGTGCGGTCGATCCGCGATCGCATGCCCAGCGGATGCTGGACGCGATCGAGGCGGTTCTCGAAAAGCGGGCCTCCCTCGATCAACAGTCCTACACGATCGCTGGCCGGTCCCTGGTCCGGACGCCGATCCTGGAGCTGCAAACGATGCGCGATGCGTATCGCAAAGAGGTGGGCCGGCTGTCTGCCAATGGAAAGCCGCGCCGGCTGCTCGGCCGTCGCATTAATGTGAGGTTTGGTGGCTGATGCTTGGATTTGGTAAGCGGTCAAAAGCCGAGGCGGTCACGCGGGCCGATCCGCCTATGCAGGCCGATCCGGTACCGGCCGTCGTTGGCACAACGAGCGGGCTTCGGATTCGCCGGTCGCGGAGCCTCACGCCTGGCGGGCGTGATCTCGGTCCTGCGGTTTCGTTCATGTCGTCGACGCCGATATCCACCGACGCGCTGATCGATCGCAATCAGCGGGTTCTGGTCGCGCAGTCGCGGCAGCAGGCCACGACTAACGATTACATGAAGTCGTTCCTGCGGATCGCGGAGCGCAGCATCATCGGTGCTAACGGCATCATCCTGCAGGCGCAGTCGAAGAAGCGCGATGGCGCGATGGACGCGGATGCAAATGCTGCGATTGAGCTCTGGTGGGACGAGTGGTGCCGCGCTGAAAACTGCGATGTGACGGGCAAGCGCAACTTTCGCCGGCTCTGCAAGGCGCTCGTCGGATCGGCTGCGAAGGACGGCGAGTTCATCGTCCGCGAAGTGCGCGGCAAGGATGCGGGTCCGATGCGGTATGCGCTGCAGGTCATCGATCCGCAGCGGTGTCCGGTCGATTACAATGTGGACAGCCTGGGCGGCGGTCGCTTCATCCGGCAGGGCATCGAGTTCAATCGCGCCGGCCGGCCTCTGGCGTATTTCTTCTCGACGGATAATCCCTCTTTGAATGGCTACACGCATGGCGGCATGTCGCTCGAGCGGGTGCCGGCGCAGCAGATCATTCACGGCTTTATCGAGGATTTGCTTGGCCAGCGGCGCGGTCTGCCCTGGGCGGCGACGGCGCTTTGGCGTCTGGGCATGCTGGACGGGTTTGAGAAGGCGTCGCTAAAGAACGCGCGCGCCTCGGCATCGCTTGGTGGTTTCATCGAGTGGGAGGCCGGCGAAGGGCCGGATATCGACGACGATCTTGCCGATGAGGAGCTGGTTTTTGAGGCGGAGGAGGGGCTCTATCAAGAGCTGCCACCTGGCGCGCGGATCAAGGACGTGCCGAGCCAATATCCCACCGGTGAGTTCACGCCTTTCCATAAAGCGATGCTGCGCGGTGCCGGTGCCGGCATGGGCGTGTCCTATGTCTCGTTTGCCAACGATCTTGAGGGCGTGAATTTCTCGTCTATCCGGCAAGGCGTCCTGGATGAGCGCGACCACTGGATGGATTTGCAGGAGTGGTTGATCGAGGTCCTGGTCGATCGGGTCTATCGCGCGGCGCTTGAGCCGGCTTTGCTAATGGGCAAAGTCGTTGCCAACGGTGTGCGTCTGCGCCCAGAGAACCTGTCCCGCCACTATGCCGTTCGCTGGCAGCCGCGTCGCTGGCCTTGGGTCGATCCCACCAAGGATATCGCGGCCGAGGTCACGGCGAAGAATAACCTTCTGACTTCCCCGTCCGAAATCATCCAGCGGCGCGGCGGCGATCCGGAGACGGTCTGGCGCAGCTACGCGCAGGATATCCAAGGCATGCGGGACGCTAAAATTCCGGACGAGTTCATCATGGCTGCCGTGCTCGGTGTCGCGCCGGCTTCAAACCCAAAGGCCGGCCAGGCCAAGTCCAGCGCGTCGTCGGAAGATGCGCCGGATGATCAATCCGACAAGCAGGAGACCGACGATGTCGAAGATTAATTTTGCGACCTTGAGCTGCGCTTTGGTCGGGGCCGCGATGGTGCGGTCCCTGACGCCGGAGCAGCTGAACGGAAACCGTGGCGCTGGTGCTTTGCATCGCACCGCGCGGGTCCGGAAGTTTGACGAAGAGGCGCGTACTGTCGAGGTCGCGTTTTCGTCCGAGGAGCCGGTGCCGCGTTGGTTCGGTTCGGAAGTTCTCGATCATGGCCCTGGCGCTGTCGATATGTCGCGGCTTCTCGATGGCGCGGCCGTCCTGTGGAATCACAACACCGATGTCCAGATTGGCGTCGTGGAATCGGCCGAGGTCGGCAGCGATCGTCGCGGCCGCGCGGTGCTGCGCTTCGGTCGCGGTGCGCGGTCAGAGGAGATTTTCCGCGACGTGATTGATGGCGTGATCCGCCATGTGTCGGTGGGCTACTCAATTCGAGCCATCAAAACCGAAGAGAAAGAAGGCGAGGCTGATGTCGTCACTGTGACGGAGTGGCAGCCTTTCGAGATTTCCCTGGTCGCGGTGCCGGCCGACGGCTCGGTCGGGGTCGGCCGTTCTGCGGCGGGGAACGCGCCAGAGGCACCGGCCGCGCCTCCTGTCGATAGTGAGGCCATCGTTTCTGGGGGCGAGCCTGCTTCCCGCATCAAAGAGGAAAGTTCGAAGATGAAAACCAAAAACATGCGGGACGCCGGTGGTAACCTGGTCCGCGCCAAGGTGGACGACGCCGGCCAGATCATCGAGGTGATCGAAGTGCTCGAGCGCGCGTCCGAAACGCAGGAGCTGGTTCGTGCCGGCACTCAAGCCGAGCAGGAACGCACCGCGTCGCTGCTGGAGCTGGGTGAACAGCACGGTGCACCGGCAGACGCCGCGCGCGCGATCCGCGATGGTGCCTCTGTTTCTGACTTCACGCGCCACCTTCTGTCCACTTTGAGCGAGCGTCGCGGCGGCGGCGGCTCCAATGATGCGCTGGACGACGATGCCGGCGTGATCGGGATGTCGGATGCCGACGCTGGTCGGTTCTCTTTTTTGCGGGCGCTGCGGGCTCTGGCGAATCCGAACGATCGGCGCGCGCAAGAAGACGCCGCATTCGAGCGCGAAGCATCCGAGGCGGCAGCTCGTAGCTCCGGCCGTGAAGCGCAAGGCATCATGGTTCCGGCCGACGTTCTGCGCCGCGCTTTGAACACCGGCACCAGCGGCACTAACCCTGGCGATACTGGCGGCTATGCGATCGCCACTGATCTGCATTCGCAGTCGTTCATCACCATGCTGCGCAATCGCTCGGTGCTGTTGGGCATGGCGACGCCGCTGGCCGGTCTGACCGGCAACGTCGATATTCCGACGCAGACTGGTGGTGGCCAGGGCTTCTGGCTTGGCGAGGACGAGGATGCTGGCGAGAGCAACATCGATCTGGGCAACGTCCAGCTGTCGATGAAAACCGTCGGCACCTACTACGAAATGACGCGCTCGTTCCTCAAGCAGAGCTCGATCGACGGCGAGGCGCTGGTGCGCCGTGATATTGCTCAGTCCCTGGGCCTAACGATGGACTATGCCGGCTTCTATGGTACCGGCTCTGCCACCATGCCGCTCGGCCTGGCGAACCTGTCCGGTATTAACGCTGTGCCGTTTGCTGGGGTCCAGCCCACCTATGCCGAGCTGGTGCAGATGGAGAGCGAGATCGCGTCGGACAATGCTGACGTGGATTCGATGGCCTATGTCGGCAACGCGGCCTTCCGTGGCGCGATGAAGACCACCCAGAAGTTCGCCGGCACCAACGGCCAGCCGGTCTGGGAAGAGGGCGGCACCGTGAACGGCTACCGCGCTGAAATCACCAACCAGACCGTTTCTGGCGATACGTTCTTTGGCAACTTCGCGGATATGCTGGTCGGCATGTGGGGCGGCCTCGATCTGACGGTCGATCCTTATTCGATGTCCAAGAAGGGCCGTCTGCGGATCGTCGCATTCCAGGACGCCGATATCGCCTACCGCCATGTCGAGTCCTTCGCCCTAGGCCGCAAGCCGGTCATCTAAATCATAGGTCGATCCGCTCGCGGGTCGGCTTTCCCCTTTTCCCTGTAAAGTAGGTGTCAAAATGGCAGAAAAGAAAAAGATCGAGCTGCGGCTCACCTCGGCTATCGCGATCGGCGGCAAGATCATCCTTCCTGGTAAACCCAACGCAAAAAAGCCTGACTGCGTGGTGTCTGAAACCCTGGCAAAGAACCTTTTGCACCGCGGCAAAGCCGAGCTGTTTGGCGATCAGGATTTGGAAGGCACCGGGATCGTCGATCCGGCCGACCCCGATCCCGGCGCAGGGCAGGGCTCTGATGCGACGCCTGGTTCTGGCTCTGGCGCTGCGCCTGCCAAGCCTGCCGCCAAAGGCAAAACAGCCGGCGCGGTGAATTAACGCTTATGCCTGCCCCTGATTGGGAAAACCTCGACGCCTTCTTTGGGCAGGACGATTTCGCCGTGCCGGTTACCATCCGTCGCGGCGAGGTCGTTTTGTGGGAGGGCTCGGCTATCTTCGATGATGGCAATGCGCCGGCTGATTTGGGCGACCTCGAGCATGATCTTTCGTCGCCGCATCTGGTCTGTTCGGCCGATGATGTTGCCGGTGTGGACGAAGGCGACGAGGCTGTCGTTTATGGCAAAGTCTGGGACGTAATGAGCGAGCCGGAGCGCGACGGTACCGGTCTGGCGCGCGTGATCCTGGCAAAGCCAAACGTCGCATTCCGTGCTTAATTTCGACATCGATGCCGTCGAGCTTGAGCGGCTCTCCAACCAGTTCGATTCCTCTTACCGCGAGATTGATCTGGCTTATGGTCGCGCGCTGCGTCGGACGGCCGGCAACATTAGGCGCCTGTCTTCGACCGGCTTGCAGTCGGAGCTCGGTCTGCGAAATGCCACGGCGCTGCGTCGCCGCATCAAAGAGTTC